GCGTTGTCGACTCCCAATGGGGTGGGAAATTGGTTTCATAAGACGTGCACTGAGGCTGAAGCAGGAACAAACAACTTTAATATGACGACACTCCCATGGGACGTTCACCCAGAACGAGACCAAGAGTGGTATCAAAAAGAAACTAGGAACATGTCTAAGCGCCAGATTGCGCAGGAGTTACAGTGTAATTTCAACACTTCTGGAGAAACAGTTATTGATTCAGAGTGTATGGAGTGGTTGTTTGCTATGATTAAAGAGCCCAAGTATCGCACAGGGTTTGATCGTAATTTCTGGATTTGGGAAGACTATGATCCAAGTTGTACCTATTTGCAAGTGGTAGACGTTGCAAGGGGTGACGGCGCCGACTTCTCTACCTTTCATATTCTCAAGCTTGAAACTCTAGAAGTAATCGGAGAATACCAAGGAAAGGTCGCCCCCGATCTATTTGCTAATATGCTCAATCAAGTGGGACGCGAGTTTGGCAATGCGATGATGGTTGTCGAGAACAACAATATCGGCTACACAGTTTTGGATAAACTGATAGAATATGGATATCCTAATTTGTATTATTCGATTAAATCAACTCATGAGTATATTGAACAACACCAAGCAGAAGCTAGCACCTCTGCGGTGGCGGGGTTTTCTACTACCATGAAGACGCGCCCCCTCATCATTGCGAAACTGGAAGAGTTTATCAGAAACAAACTAATTAAACTATATTCATCTCGGACTGTCAATGAGATGAAGACTTTCATCTGGAGGAATGGTAAGCCACAAGCAATGAAAAGCTATAACGATGATCTTATCATGGCATTAGCAATTGCATGTTGGGTGCGAGACACCGCGCTACAGGTAAATGCTCGAGATTTGAATTATCAAAAAGCGTTTGTAGATGCTATTATTACATCGAAGACTACTTTCAATACGCGAATTAAAGGACAACATGGATATCAAGGCGACAATGTTTTAGATAAAATGAGTGAAGCCGCACAAATATACGAACAATTTAAATGGATTATAAAGTGAGAATATAAATGCCCCCTAGAAGAAACGCAAAAAACCCAGCCAATTCCGACTCCGCTCTTTTTAAAGCGCTGACTAGATTGTTTTCTGGACCGATTATTAATTACCGGTCACAGTCGGGACGGAGAATTAGAAGACAGCACCTTGACAAGTTTAGTACGCGATTTAAGTCTGCTTCTGGACAGCAGTTTAAGAAGGCGCTTTATAGCCCGCTAGACGTCATTGCTACCGATGCAATCGCAAACCAGCGCAGAACTGAGCGGTATGTTGACTTTGACCAAATGGAGTACATGCCTGAGATTGCGTCTTCGATGGACATCTATTCGGATGAAATGACAACTCACTCAGAGCTTCGGACAATGTTAAACATCAAATGTCCCAACGAAGAAATCAAAGCAGTTCTTACTATCTTGTTTGATCAAGTTTTGAATGTTCAATACAACTTGTTTGGCTGGAGCCGAACGATGTGTAAATATGGCGATTTCTTTCTGTATCTTGACATCGATGATAAGTATGGTGTTAAGTCCGTCATCGCACTCCCCACGGCAGAGATTGAACGATTAGAAGGCAAAGACACTACCAATCCTAACTATGTTCAATATCAGTGGAACTCTGCCGGCATGACATTTGAGAACTGGCAAATTTGCCATTTTCGTATTTTAGGAAACGACAAGTATACGCCGTATGGTACATCAATTTTAGAACCAGCACGACGCATCTGGCGCCAGCTAACGCTTATGGAAGATGCTATGATGGCATATCGTATCGTGCGCTCATCTGAGCGCCGTGTATTCAAGATCGACGTTGGCGCCATTCCTCCACAAGACGTGGAGCAATATATGCAAAAGATTGTGACGCAACTTAAACGCCACTCGGTCGTTGACCCCAGTAGCGGCCGCGTGGATTTGAGATATAACCCGATGAGCATCGAAGAAGACTATTATATTCCAGTACGCGCAGGGTCTGCCACTGAAATTACAAGCCTTGCAGGTGCCGAAAATATTACAGCCATTGATGATATCAAATATCTTCGTGACAAGCTGTTCTCGGCGCTGAAGATTCCAGCCGCTTATCTTTCAATGGGCGAAGATGCGGCCGAAGACAAAACCACTCTTGCACAGAAAGACATTCGTTTTGCAAGAACAGTCCAAAGATTACAGCGCGTCATTATTTCTGAGCTTACAAAGATAGGAATTATCCATCTTTATACGTTAGGCTTCAGAGGCGATGACTTGCTTAGTTTTAGTTTGACTCTCAATAATCCCTCCAAGATTGCTGAACTTCAAGAGTTAGAACACTGGAAACAGAAGTTTGATATTGCTGCTTCTGCCACAGAAGGCTATTTTTCTCGCCGTTGGGTTACAGAACATGTGTTTGGCATGTCTCACGAGGAATTCGTGCGCAACCAGAGAGAAATGTATTATGATCGCAAACATGATGCTGCTCTTCAAGCTGTGGCAGAAGCGGCCGCAGCGGAAGGTGTCCCCGGCGGTGGCATGGGCGGCGACTTGGGCGGCGACTTGGGCGGCGACTTAGGTGGTGACTTAGGTGGCGATCTTGGTGGTCCAGAAGAAATGCCGGCAGCAGAAGCCGGCGGCGAAGCTGCAGAAGCTCTCGGTGGCGGCGCAGAAGAGTCGTCTCTTTTGGCAGTTCCTCCGGGTTCGCGTAACGCACCAAGACTTACGCCGGGAGCCAAAGGAAAAGTTTATCATCCGGTCAAAAGAGATAAGCGCACCGGTACTGGTCCTCGGACCCGCTCATATGCCGCAAAGAGGAGTGCTGAAAAAAGTAGCGCAACAATGCGCAATGTGTTTCCTGGTGCCGAGATTAATAACTTAGCGAAGCCAGTTGGAATTTCAGTAGGTATTTATGAGGAAGACCAATCTATTTATAAATTGAGAGAAGAAACAGAAGAAGACAAGCTGTTTGAGACTAGTGAATCTATTCGTATGCTACTTGAAGGATTAGAAAGCAAAGAAAACATATCGGAGCAAAAGAATGAAAATAAAGCATAATAAAAAAAGAAATACCGCTTTCGTTTATGAAGCACTTATAAGAGAAGCGACCGTTGCAGTTTTGAGAAATGAGCACGAAAAGAAAGATACGGTTATTTCTATTATTAGGAAGCATTTTCAAAATGGAAGCGCGCTTAAGACAGATTTAGAATGTTATCGTTCGTTGAGTGAGAATCAGAGATTAGATCAAACTACCTCGGAGAAAATTTTAAAAGAAGCCAGATTGCAGAAAAGATTAATTGATCCCGAAGCTTTGTTTAAACAACAGACTGCATTAATTCATGATATTAATAAAGAAATTTCATCTTCCGTTTTTAATAATTTTGTTCCAAGCTATAAAACGTTAGCGACAATTGATCAAATGTTTTCTACTAAAATCTCTCCAAAGAATCAAGTTATTTTGGAAAATGAAATTATCACTCGAATGAAGGGCGAAACTCAAGAAAACACTTTAAAGGTTCCCATCGACAATGTGATATATAAAACGTTTGTTACAAAATTTAACAATAAATATGACAACGAATTGCTCGAGGAACAGAAAAATCTTTTAACTTATTATATTGGGTCCTTCTCTGATAATGCTTTAGCTCTCAAAAGCTTTTTAAACGAAGAGATTGCTCGCCTTAAAACAAAACTTATTGAGGCTAAGAAAGTTGAAGAAATTAAAACAGATAAGGAAATGTTGGAAAAGACTGAAAAGATCATAGATAGACTGCAGTCCTTCGCAAAAGAAGGAGTTACCGAAAACGTACTTTTAGCGGTCCTAAAGACACAAACACTAGTCGAGGAAATTTATAATGGCAATCACGATTAGAGTTGGCGATGAAGCCAATAAAAAACTTGTCACCCTGGAGATGGATGTTCGCAAAAGTCTTAATGGGGATTTGATGATTTTTGATCATGGTGATATTGATATTGTTCTTTCTGGTGCTAAGAACAAAGTGGTGGTTTTCCCTAAAGAGGTGATGTCCGATTATGTTTATGGAGCACAAAACCGTCTCTTTAGCTTTCTTC